GCTGAGGGTGTAGCAGGTTTGGCTTCTTCTTTTTTAGCGGGTGCTTGAGCAAAAGCGGCTGTTGCAAACAATGTTGCGATTAATGTTGTGACTAATTTCATGATAAGTTTCCTTTTTAAAAGCACAGAACGAAATTGTTACTGTGTACATATATAACGCCTCAGCCCACGCTTACGTTGACAGACGTTTACCCGTTTTAAAAAGATTTTCTATTTCTAGTACCCGCTCTTCTTCAACTAGTTTGGCTAACAGTTTGTTGTTATTTTCAAGTCTATCCCAAATCATAGTTCTTAACTTATTAACGTCGGGATATGAATTTTTGAAATTAATTAGACTTTCAATAAGTTTATCTATTCTATCATTGTAAGTTGTGATACTATCATAGTCGTGGTTAATGATATCGTCAAACAAATCAAACCCTAAGTCACGTGTTACTTTTGCATGTCCGGGAGAAGCATGCCATATTGGAATCTGATGCCAAGCAAATGCTTTAAAAGTCTTTTCACTTAAATTGACAGGATGATCGTCATTCTCTGTAGTTTCACAAATGATATTGACCATAGCAGAAAAGAATTTTTGATCTAACGCTGAGTGTTGTTGCACATTTTTTACAATTTCTGTGTCTTCAATATTCAATGGATAATCATATGGTGCAAACAATTTTTGGAAGGAAGCAGTTGATTTCACTTCATAACTTCGTAAAATTTTAGCATTTTCGTCAGTGATATCAGTACCATTCTGAATGTTGTCTAAGTAATGCCAGTACATGGCACGGTCAACTATATACGTGAAACCACACATGTGTTCAACGTTTTTGTGTATTATACTATCTTTAGGTGAACCACTACCACAAGATGCACGTAAGTCTTTACTAAACAAGTCTAATAGTCGCTTAACTAATAGTACACGATTCTTTGTAGGTCGTCTTGCTAATGCAATAAAGTGTTTATCGACAACGATAGATTTAAAATCTATATTGGATTGAACTAGATGATCATAGTAACCAAATAGATTAGCAGATGCACCGGCATGAAACTCTATGGTATATTTTACATCAGTGCTATCAAACACTGAATTTGATAATATGTGAATGTTTTTTGGTTCAAATATAGATGATAATGTTTCTAATATATCTTTAATTTCATCATGAGGTAACCACCAGTCTGCTCGGGCATCTATGAATAGTGTCCAGTCTTTAAGATTCTCAATATCAAATCCATACTCTTTTAGTGACTGCGTAAACGTATCACTAATAACTTCTCTAGTTGCAGGGATATTATTTGTTACTGATAATACTAACGGCTCTAACAACAAAGGATATGTAATGTACAAAACTTTATGACTTGAATTCAATCCAAAGTTGGGCCGTCTTTTGTGTAATATCCCTGCAACATCCTTAAGTATCATTAGCGTCCTCGGGCGGTTCTTCGAACGATATTATTTCCACCAAATCCTTTAGATGGTTTTGGTCCTTTGGTATTATTAAAATTTTGATTAAACTGCTTTGCCTTTTTGTCAGCAAGAACTTTGGCAAGGGGGTTTGGTTTCTTTTCAATATCTTTGTCCATGTTATACTCCGTTAAATGAATCTAGGTATTCTCTTAGTGTTCCATATAGTGTTAGCATCATTGCTATTTTATTGTCGTATATACGAATACTAGGACTTTTCTTTTCAACTTTATTTACTGCAATATAATATGGGCATTTAATTTTCTTAGATAACTCTTGTACAAATGCCTCAGGTGATTTTGTTTTGTCTTTTGATAAACCTAATGGGAAATCATAGTAGGTTATGTTGGCAAGTTCAAACGCTTTAGCACCCTCATCAGAAAGTCTTAGACCGAATCCTGTTCTTCCAGTTAACCACCAACGAAATAGCAAGGTATCAAGTGCTAAGTCCTTCCATGGGTTATCAGCACTATCTGGTATCTCAGAAAGTACTAACTGTGTTACTTGTTCTTTTGATTTAGGATAGGTCATCGGGATAGACACATCTTCCCGAATTCATAAACACAACAGTGAATTTGTCAGTTTTAAATTGTGCGTTTAGTTTACGGCACAAATTACGTGCATGACCCGGGTTACTGAAACTAGTCTTCTTATATTTAGGAGCAACATCATTAGCCAAGTAGTGAGAAGACTTTAAATTGATAGGTTGGTCATCATAGAAAACAGCCCAAATGCCAGATGCTTCTACAATCTGGTCACACTTGTATGTGTTCTTATCAACGTACTCTAATAGTACTTTTGGTTGTGTCCTACTCATTTAAATGACCCGCCTTTTACCTGTATTTCAATTATCTCTTCTTTTTTCTCATCCTGTGCTGTTACACTATACTCGTACAAATCCGATAGCAACTTAGCGATTTCATCACGCAAACCTCTGGCGTCAGTAATCGGCAAAACTACGTCTTTAGACTGCTTTGCTTCGGTGATTGACACCTTATCCATGAATCGCTTAATATGGATCATCTTAGATATTTATCAAGTTTTCTACCTCTGATTCCGTTTTAAACGGACCTTGATAGGGGTAACGCTGAATAAAGATATATTTGGGGCAAAAAATCGATTGCTTTACACCATTTTGATCAATCAAGAACCATCCTGCGGCATGAAGACACTTAGACTTTTTAGTCTTTGTGTATAGATGTAATCCACGCTTTACGTCAAACATAGAGTTATATGTACGTGCAGTTGTAGGATATTCAGGATAAGGAAGTGAAGGTTTAGAATTATTTGACTTGATGGGCTCAAATCGAATATGTGCCTTCTTTTTAATATCTGTAGTGTTTTTAAACTGCAATGAATTGCCGTTCAGTTGCAGACCGTAGCCAGCGTTGTTGGCTGCGATATTACCTACTTTCTTTTCTCCGTCTGTTACGATCCAAAATTGATCTTTAACAATTGGCTTTGCGATTAGTTCTGACATATATTTCATTTCTCTGTTAACATTAGGAACAAGTCCTTTTTGTGTTTTGGTTCCCATAAACTACCTTCGGGGCCGCAGACACCACTGCGTAATCTTGATCCAGCACAATTTTCATAATGCCTTTTAACTTTTACGGGTCCATCTACTACGTGAAATTCTTCTTCATCAGTTTTGTATGCTTTCTTGCATTTATAGGCATACCTACTTGGCTTAAAAGAAAAACTCAATAGTGCAAACACACGATCACCGCCAGGAACAAAAGAGTGCCTGCATTTTGTACAAAGAAGTTTACTAGTCTCGCTCAACATTTCACCAATTTAGCAAGTAAATGTTGAGCAAGACTTAGATCCTTCTCAGCCTCGTGATCGTTAATTTCTAATAGAACCATTTCACGTAGTACCAATGCATCAAATGCAGTGTTCTCATCAAGTGTGTCAAACCAATCATCCCATGCTTCTGTGCTATCAAGCGACCACATTGTGTCGAGGATATTGACTTGTCGAGCATTTAAACCCGTTAGTGTAACTTTATATTCACCGTAACTCATTTTTCAAATTCCTCCCAAAATAGTTCATTGTCTTTAACATACGCAACTGGCTTTAACCAACCTTTATTTAAACACTCTCTTATTATCATAATATACTCTCTCGGACATGATTTGTCAATCTCTAATCCTGCTCTAGGAGATATAATATACCCGTCTTGCAACATGAAATCAGAATCATTCATATTGATAGTACGTATCTTTGACCTATAACTAGTATCAAAACTCATTTGACAGTCTCCCAAAAGAACACTTGCACCAGTCTAGCAGACTCATCAGTACTACCAAACAATGGACCAATACCATGAAACATATGACCGGGATAAATTATAAGTCGATTCCATGTAACGTATGATACTAATTCACGTTGCCAATAACTGATATCTTTATCTTCACCATTTGCAACAATGCGCTTATATTCGTCTTTTGATGTTAGAACACGTTCATTAGAAGGCTTATGCTTATAAAAAATAGTACCTTCAGTATCAATTACATCAGGATTCAAATAAACAACACCTGCATACAATGGATAATTATTTAATGAATCATCGGCGTGTACTAAATTATTTGACGTATCTCCTAACTTACTGATTCGAAACTTGCCACTATCTTTCCCTAGATGTTGAATAACATTACGCTTTAACATCTTGCCTACGTTTAAATCAAGACCGGGAACAAGATAAGGCTTCTTACTCATCTTACCTGGCCAGGGAGCATTACCGTTATTATAATTTCCAGATACCTTATCACCGTCATATTCACAGGTAAGTGCATATTCCCTTACCTTATAAGGGTCTTCATAGAAGTCATCAATGGTGATAAATGTTGGATTCACGTTTCAGTTTTTTCTATACGATTTTCTAAAATATTACCTTTGTACGGACTATTAAGCCACTTAGCATAAGTCTCAGCCTGATCAGAGATTTTAGTAAGTTCATATTTTCCGCAGAAACGCATAAAGTGAACACCTACTTGGGCTGTAGTAGTAACACGCACATTATCAATAATGGTCTTGTCAACAACAGCCTTGATATTATCGGGCTGTGCTTTCAAGTCAATTAGAATACGATTTCTTTCATAGTCATCACGAACACGATGCTCTTCGCCATTATGATCTACCCAACGCTGTAGCATTAGATTATTCCAATTGAAGCCCTGCTTATTACGGTCCTCGAATGCTTCTTTGATACCAACTTTGTTCTTAGAACCTACTTCACGTACACCGGGATATGCACTGAATACATTATCGCCACCGTCACCACGAATGATCTTCTTAAAGAGTAGGTACTCGGGGGCTTCCAGTAGTTTGGGTTCTTTAGTTTTCTTGTCTTTGATAACACGATCCTTATCATCAAAGTAACCGTCAAGCCGAATCAAGTGACCCTGCACACCATTATACTGATGCACATTTTCTGCAATGAGTTGTTCAAAGTCACCGTCTGTTGAAATGATATAGTGTGTGTCATCGGGATGCAAGTGAATGAAACGTGCAATCAAGTCATCTGCCTCAGCAGTTGGTTCACGTAATACAGAAACGTTAGTCTTCTCACGTAGAAACGTAGTGAACAAGTCATACGTTTCCCAAAACATTTTATTTTCTTCTTGTTCTGTTTCAGTCTGTGCCATTGCATCAACAACACGATTTGCTTTATATGGCTGATAGAAATCTTTACGCCATGAACGGCCCTCAAGACAGAATACAACATGGTCAATACCATATCTACGTACTGCTTGATTGACTGATGAAAGAGTAAGATGAAGTGCCATACCAATCTTCTCCCATGTATCTGCATTGCGTGAGGCAACGTGACGGGCACGAAAGAATGTATTTGCGGTGTCTATGAGTGCGTATTTCATAATGTCATTATATACGCATATTTAGTAAATGTCAAGCCTTTTTTTAAGAAGTGGGCTTATAAGATAAAATAACTTCGCCCGAGTTTAATAGAGTGTTGTAATTATGTAACACTATGGATTCGACATTGTGTTGCCATTCTATCCAAGCAGAAT